TTTCAAAAAAGTAGACTCACAGGGACTGATACCCTACAAACAACATCCTAATAATCAATAATTTAAAATATTAAATAGTGTCTTTTTTGTGCTAATTATACCTCCAATAAGGTTGGTGTTTCACTATGTTTTTCAATAGATTTCTCTTCTTTTTTTAATTTTTGAAGTTTTAATTCTAAATCTTCAATTATTTTGTTTTGCATATCTATTTTATCCTTTTGCATATCGATGATAGATGCCCTTTCTTCGGCGATGATTTTTATTTCATCACAAGGTGTCTGAGCTTCTTTTTCTGCCTCTTGTAGATTCTTTATTTTTTCTAATAAATAGGTGTTCTCACGCTCTTGCAGGGCGTTATTCTTCTCTAAAAGAGCGATTTGTTTTTCTAATGAAGCCGTATACCTATCTGCACCAGCATGAGATTCTTGCAGTGCTGGTTCTGGTGCGGGAACATTTTTAAGCATTTCGCCCTCTCCTGTAAGGAGCCATTCTGGATTTAATTCAGGACATTTTGTATATAACATTTCTATATCGTATGTATTTCTTGCTTTCCATTTTGATAAATTTTGGGCTGGAATTCCCAAAAAACGAGCAAAATCAGCATCTGATTTAAAATTTTTATACTCTTTTATCTTATTCAAAATCAACGTTTTACCCATAATTATAAAATTTAATGTAAAAAATGTATATTTTATATTTGTTTTATGTACAAAATGTATTTATCTTTGCACCAACAAAAGGAACAAAATAACGCAATGAACAAAAATAAGCAAAAAAGAGAAAAATATCACCCATTGGCAGTAAAAAAAGTTGCGGAGATATATGGATTTTCAGCGAGATATGTTCGGCAAGTCTTAAAAGGCGACCGCAAAGGGCTGATGGCGGACAATGTACTAAGAGACTACAAGGAGCTTTGCAACGAGATAGACCAAGCCACAGAACAAGCTGTGGAAAATATTATAAATCAATAATTTAAAATCAACAAGAGTTATGAAAAAGATGCAAGAAGCTAATAATATTCAATACAAGTAATATAATATCGTGTCAGTGTTCCAAATACCATTTATTCCTTTTATTTAAATCAAAATTCCTCTGGCACGATATTAATTTTCAGAAATACAAGTCTTTTTATTATTTAATATTTTTTATTCACTCGGTGGCATAATGCCATTTACCACTGAGATTTTTTCAAAAAAAACAACAAGTAATGCGTACATTAAGAGAACAACTCTGTGAGGAAAGGAACAACGCATTGAAAGCGTTGGATATGATGAAGCAAATGGAAAAGGAAAGAGGGACAAAAGTCAAATTTATTTCTAAATCAGACATAAATAAAAAAATCATTCCTACATCATCTACCCTATCAACTACTCATAGAAAAGATTATGATGGATTTGTCCAAAAGGCATTCAAAAAACAAAATTTTCTATCTAAAAGAGTTTTTTACAAAAAAATCAAGGAATACCTCGGTAAAAACACTACCAAATATCTTCTTTGTATGAAGAAGAAAAAATTAGTGCGGGAACAAGATGATATAATCTACAAAATAGTATAGCTATGAGCATTATAGATATAGCTAATAAAGTAATCCAAATCACCAATGGAGGATTGGATATAATAACGGAATTATATCCGCAGGCTGACATTCGTCAAAAATTCAAAATAAGAGAGGAACACACGCCATCTGCGAGTTTAAAACGAGGTACTGATGGTCGGTGGCGACTGACGGATTATGGCGGGGATATTAAAAATCAAGATTGTTTCGGGCTTTATGCCTTAGAAAAAGGATTGGCATATTACGAGGCAATATTAGAAGTTGGTAGAGATATCCAGAACAGAACAGGTGCCGAGATTTTTGAGGATACCAAAAATTTCTACAAGTATGATTTCAAAGAATATCATCCGAATGAATATGTTGGGCAACTCAATCAAAACGACTTTAATTATAGAATTAAAGAATTTTCCGAATATGAGTTGAGCTTGCTCGGACCATTTGTAAAGGATGAGCACTGCAAAAAGGTTAATCTATACTCTCTTGAAGAATATTGCTACCTCAATAAGGAAAAAGGTAAGGTATTCCGATTCATTGCTACAGAGAAATTCCCAATATTAGCATTTATCCATAATATGGGGAAAAGTGATGAATGGGTAAAAATATATATGCCTTGTGGTTCCAAAAAGAAATCCGATGATGGCAAAGATAGACGATTTCGTTATTTAGGAGGGCTACCAAAGGGGTTCGTATTCGGTTTGAGCTACATTGAGGAATTATACCAAAAAGGCGTTGAAAACGCTATCTCTGAAAAAGCAGAAGCAGCAGGATTAGATCCCGCATTATTCAATGATAGTGTTGATTATAAATTAGATAGAATATGTATAGCTACTGGTGGCTCCGATGCTCTTAATTTAATATCTCTTGGTGAGCTAACTATCTGGCTCAATTCTGAGTCTCAGCAGGTGGATAATTTCTTGATGAAAAAATTAAAATCTATGGCTCGTGAAATCATTAATATTCCTGATAACGATGCCACAGGTAAAAATCAAGGTAGGAAATTAGCCCTGGAATATTTGGATATGAAAACGCTGTGGCTTGGCGACTACTTTGAAAGAAAGACTCAAAAAGACTTCAAGGATTTCGTACGAAGTAGGCAACATCGCACGATAACCGCTGTGAGACAAGAGATTCATAGAATGTTGGATAATTCTATTCCAGCTCAATTCTGGAATACTATTATATCTGAAAAGGGCAAAACGAGATACGAATTCAATCATATGTTTGGGTTCTACTTCTTGAGGCTCAATGGATTTTGCAGAATAGATGATAAGAGCAAAATGGATGGATATTACTTTGCACGAATAAATGGGCATATCGTTCAGCAACTCAAAAACACGCAGGAAATAAAAGATTATTTCAAAAATTTCCTATGTGAAAGGCAAAAGATTAAAGGTGCTAAAGAAATACCATTTGACCTTATTAATATGATTATCACCAGCCAGAAGATGACCGATGGGCATTTGGCAAATATGCATAATCGTAAGATTGATTTTACAGATTTTGGAATTGATTATCAAGATTTTTTCATTGGTAATAGAGTATTTCGTGTGCAAAAATCAGGGACAAATGAGTTATCTGATGGTAATTGTTTTGTTCTTGAAAATCAATTGATTAATAAATTAATTGAGGAGGAAACCGAGTATCAAATGGACAATTATGATATCAAGAAATTTCAAATAGATACTCCTTATTTCGCTATTACCAAAAACGGCGATAATCTTTACAATATAGAGATAAAAAACAATCAATGTGATTTCCTAAACTACCTAATACAGGTGTCAAGAATACATTGGAATAAAGAAAGAGACGCATATATAACTGCGGGGTATACCGAGGATGATTTTTACGAAAAAACGAAATTTAAAATAACGAGCAATTACCTAACCCAAGAGGAAAATCAGGAACAAATGAACCATTTGGTCAATAAGATATACACATTTGGTTATTCTGCTCACCGCTTCAAAGATCCATCCAGACCTTGGGTAGTATTCGCAGCAGATAATGCCGTTATAGAAGATGATGTGGCTGAGGGTGGTGCTGGTAAATCGTTATTCTTTGAGTCTATGAGATACTTTATGTGTCGCCACGATATTGATGGTAAAACGGATATAGATACCGATAAATTCCTCTTTGAGGGGGTTACTCAACACACGGATTTTGTGCTATTTGATGATGTTCGCAGGAATTTCAAACTGGAAACATTCTTCTCGGCTATTACTTCCAAATTAATTGTCAATGAGAAATACGAGGCTAAGGTAAGCCTGGCATTTAGAAACTCTCCAAAATTTGGTGTATCAACCAATTATGCTATCAGAGAGCAATCTGGTTCTTTTGTTCGTAGGAGGTTAATGATGGGATTTTCCGATTATTACCACGCATCAAATGAGGAAAGAAACGCACGGACACCAAAGGATGATTTTCATCATAATTTGTTCCTGGATTGGGATAGAGACCAATGGTTTGTATTTATCAATTTCGTATTCCAATCTCTACAATTCTATTTATCCTCAGGTGAAAAAATCGAGGCACCAGCAGGTAATATGTTAATGAGAGCTTATCTATCCGAAATGGGTAATGTATTCATCGATTGGGCTGAAAACTATATCCCGAATAATGTTGATAAGGATTTGCTCAAAGATGATGTATTGGAAGATATGAGGAAAAACAATCCTATTATGTCAAAATGGACTTCTAATGCTTTCAAAAAGAAAACGAATATTTGGTGTAAGATGAACAACTACGAATTCCAAGATAGAATAATTCGAGATATAGTGGTAAAAGACCCTCATGGCTACCCAATGTACGAAAATGGCGTGCAGAAAAAACAATCTAAGGAACATATCCGATTCACCAAAATAGGAATAGAAAATATAAATCAACCAGATATTTTTGATGAAATATGATTTGGCACGAAGAGTTTCCTCCAAGCCGTTTGGAGATTAAAAAGAGGTTTGGATATCTATCATTCCAGTGTTCATTGATTAATATAGATGTCTATGGATTAGAAATAATTAAGCACGAAGATTATATCATTCTGTTGTATCAAGGGAATAAAAAAGTGGGATTCATTAATGAGTGTAAGAAACTAACTGAGGAACAAGTCTTTAAACTTTACAAAACAATCCCATCGGCAAATGAGCTATACGAATTCTCTGAAAAACACTTCGATAAAATCAAAATCTACAAACCTGAACCTAATAATTTTATATTCATCTCGGACGATGTAGTCACTACAAAATCCGTATTAAATAAAACAAAAAAAGAATTAAATAATGAAAACAGAAATAATCAGAAGGGGGAAGATAAGAATAAAAAAATATTATAATAATGAAAATATTGTAGATAAAACAGAAATATTAAATGATATAGGCGTAACAACATTGACTTCTACAATTTACCCCGATGGAAAGACATTAAAAGAAATGATATTGTATTATGATAATGGCAGCATCTGGCAAGTTGATTCTCATAACATGGCAGGAGAAATGACTTCAAAAATAATCTATGATAAACAAGGCGTAATAATTGAAAAATATACAATCAACGAATAAAAATTAAAAATTAAAATAGAAATTATGAGAGAAATAAAATTTAGAGGATTTAGTATTTATAGTAATAAATGGTATTATGGTAGTTTAGTTAATCCAGGTGAAGGTTATTATATATTAGAACATGTAGAAAATAATACTTATAAATACGATAAGGTAGATAAAGACTCAATAGGACAATACACTGGTCTAAAAGATAAAGATGGAATAGAAATCTATGAAGGAGATATACTACAATTACCAAAAGGTGGTGTAAGGTATGTAAAATGGAGTGATACTTTTAAAGTATTTGTTTTAGTAGACCCTACAGGAAAAGAAATACCTATGAATATAATTGATCATGCTACAGGATTAATGAAAATTATAGGTAATGAATTTGAAAATAAAGAATTATTAAAAATTAAAAAATAAAAATTATGACAAAAGAAGAATTAAAAGAGTTATTTAGTGCATGGTTAGATGGAAAAACAATTCAAATTTATCAAACATATAAAGAAAAATGGGCTGATGAAAAAAATCCAATTTGGGATAACAAATTCAAATACAGAGTTAAGCCTACAAAGATAGAATTTAAAGATTGTAGTTTTAATGAAATAGAATATAAAGTAGATAAAATAGGTAAGGTAGTTGAAGTTAGAGTAGATAGGTTAAAAATAAATAATAGTAGAACAAAATCTACATTATTTAAAGATAAAGAAATAGCTGAAGCTTATTCTGTATTACCCAAGTTAATAAGATTAAGGGATAAATATAATGAAAATTGGTATCCTGATTGGGAAGATGAAAATACTGCTAAATATTATATAGGAAGATATGGTAATGATTGGGATATTGATTTTACTTATAAATATCCATATCTTTTATGTTTCAAATCTTTTGCAATCAGAAATAAATTTTTAGAAGACCACAAAGATTTAATAGAAACAGCTAAACCTTTCTTATAAAATTATAAATAAACAATTTTAAACATGTTTAACAACAAGATAACAAGTTATAT